CCCAACACCAACTGGTAGCGTCCAGAGTGGTGTTTGGGCGTATCAATCAGCTGGTGCTGAGTTAGCAAATACTAAATCCAATGCGTACACACCAAAATATAGTTTCCAGTTTATTGTTGAAATTCAACTTGCATCGGAACTGATGGGGGTGACTACACTGGCTGCTCAGAAAAGCTTCACGTTTCTTGCTACTGAGGTGGACCGACCATCGATCAAATATTCACTAGAGGAAGCGAATAATTACAACTTCCGGTTCATGTATGCAAAGAGAATGTCATTTGATAACGTCAACGTAGTACTATTGGATGATAACAATAATGATGCAATGCGGTTGATGTCATCAATCATAAAATCAATTTCTCCGATTCTCAATAGTGGCAATATGACCAATGAGATAGAGGAAATAAATGGTCTAGCGTTTAGTAACCAACAGGGATATTACGATAAGACCAACAATAGTTATATGGCATCTTTGGGTCCAGTTCAAAATAGTGATATTTGGGCAAATGGGGGTGTATCCGATACTGTTAGTCCGATATCATCAATCGCAATTTATCATCTATATGATAAATCTGGTTTCGTCAACATGTATCAATACATCAATCCGAAGATATTGAGTGTTGATTTTGATAAGTTGTCAATGACGGACACCTCTAATCAAACCAACATAATTAAGTTTTCGTTTGCGTATGATTGGGTCAATATGATAGATTCTATTACTGCAGCTGAGCAAAAGGAAACACTAGAGCGATCAATTTCACAAGCTCAGTTGGTCGTCGATAGTTCGACCCCAAAAACAGCAATCCCACAAACTCCAGTATCTGCATCTGATTTTAGACCATATTCACCACAGACTAACATTCGGTTACCATCTTCTGTCACAGTCACTCCGATTGCTCCACGAAATATATCGTCCGTACCACTGAGTGCTGGCCCTGTTGCGTCAGTCAGTAATGTTCCACCGCCTGTTTGGGTAGAATCTGCGGTTGCACCAAGCATAGATAGTTGGATCAATGATGTTGAGGAAGCTTAGTTATGGCTAGTAAGTCTCACTTTCAGGACTTTTATGTCCCAAAGCATCCCGAGAAATACAAAGGCGATCCAACCAAAATTGTATTTCGTAGTTCTTGGGAACATCGCTTTTGTGTGTTTCTCGATAACAATCCAAATGTTATTGAGTGGGCATCTGAAGAGATTTCGATTCCCTATATCAAACCAACCGACATTAACCGGTCTGATCTTGGAGCAATTAAGGCACGAAAGTATTTCCCCGACTTCTATATGAAGTATCGCACAAAGGACGGTGAAATTAAGACCGAATTGATTGAAATCAAGCCGGCATCGCAGACGAAATTGCGAAAAAATGCGACAACTAATGAACGAATAATATATTCAACAAATATTGCCAAGTGGCAAGCGGCACAAGCTTTCTGTGAAAAGGTTGGTATCACGTTCCGTGTGCTAACAGAAGAACAACTGTTCAGGTAAAAATAAAATGTTTGAAACTAAACACCCAATTGAAACAATCTTTGATATAGAGGCGGGGTCAACCGAACTGATCGACTATACTGTAGATGATGTCCATCAGATTCCAGCTTCTATAGAGTATGATGATAAGGATGATGATATAGAGGCACAGATCCAAAATATCCACGACGTTGCGTTGATTGGATATCAACAACAAATGGAATTCGCCCAACTGGGTGATCCTAAGTTCGCTGCTCGATCAATGGAGGTCGCTACTCAGCTTCTCAATACTGGGTTGCAGGCTCTACGAGAACGAGCAGCACTGAAGGTACACAAAGATAAGTTGGCAAAGGATAGAGCAAAAGGGACACCTCAGACCAATATCACAAACAACACACTGGTTGTTGGTAGTCGTTCAGAGATTCTCAAGAAACTCAAATCTGGTGGGATATGAAAAACAGACCACGCTAGCGTGGTCTGTTTTTCAATTATGTGATCTGGCAACTTCAAAGTCGATCAGTTCTTCTGCGTCATCCCAGCACTGATCTACCAACTCACGCCTCTCACCTTCTGATAGGCTATCTAATATGTTGATTCCAGTGCTGTCGATCACCTCTGACATATCCAGCCAATTGTCTTCCGATATCGTATTGAATTGGTTGATATTGACTTTATCTCGTCGACATGCGTTGTACGAAACCCACACCTGCTCACCACCGAGATCACACTCAATTACATTCTTAACTTTGAATTCTTTTACCCGCTTTGGCACTGGCTCTGTATAACTCTCAACCAATCGTGATCGGAAACATTCAATGAAGTGGTTCCGTTGAGATTCGCTCATCTCATTGATCCACTCATCTTTTTCTCGCGACCACAATAGCCGATCGAAGTATGCATCGACCTTGCTGCGGATCGAGTCATTTGTTAGCTTGCCGCCATTGGATTGTTCGGATAACTTGCGGATATCCTTGGTTAGATCGAGCACAACAGCTGGTACTCTACCTTCGAAAAATGTTTCAGCTGTTGCTGAACGGAGAATGTCACTGATGTACATCATTGGTTTGTGAAGTGGGGATATCATTATTTAGCTTGATTTCAATAAACGAATCATTGAACATGCAACCAATGTTTGTAAATATTGATAACTCCGACACCCAGAACAGATGAGCTATTCAACCTTTGGCACTTATGTAGATACTCCTGGCGGAATTGAGTTCGATTCTGCTGGTCTCGATCTACGATTTACGCGAACCGATGGAACAACTGGTACCATCAGTTGGTCTGTTCCGGCAGATGGGATCTACAACGGAATCGTGATTATTGGATCGGAAGGACCAATTAGTCAAATTCAAAAACCAGTCAATGGACAGAGTTACATACCTGATCCTACAATGGATCGAGATGTCCACATGGGGGATATGATCAACTCAGCACTGGTCATTGTTGATGGTTGGGGTGATAAGCTGTCTCAGACAGCTACAGTAACCGGATTGATCCCAGGTAAGACTTATTATTTTGGTGGGTTTGCTGTCGATAATGTTCGCCAATACTCATCAGGATCCTACTCATATTCATTGGATATCAACGTTGCACCAACGGTTGGATATGATCCATACGCGAAAGTAATCTATCCCAAAGAGCTAACAGATCTGGTTACACTAGATGCTGGTAGCACTTATTCGTTTAAAGTTGAATTGGGAGATGGTGATAACATCATCACATATGATGTCGTCATAGACCAATCAATTGATAACATCACAACATTTGAGAGTTTAATCGCTGCCATCAACGACAAGTTGATGCAACTGCAAGCCAATTATACGTCCAGTGTTGCACCAAATACGAACAATTTGTATCTGAGTGGCAATGTCGTTAATATGTGGGATGGGTACGTTGGTATTCCACAGCCAACTATATTTTCCACCAATAATCCAGCAATTCCTTCATTGGGAGATATTTGGTATGATGGTACGACATTCTACCAATATGATGGTTCCTCATATGTAGCCAGACGAACAATTGTATCTGTCGATGATCCGCGAGCGATTTCATGTGATACTTTTTGGATTAATAATACGAACCCAGTTGCTGTTGAGGCAGCGAATATGTTGAATGGCGTGTGGATTGATCGGACTGTATATCAACAGTCATCAAATCCATTGATTGCCCCCAGTTACTCATGTAACTCAATTTGGTATGATGGTAGCTCATTTAAACAATTCGTATCAACAGATCCAAATGCAACTACATGCTCAAATGTCAGTGGGTATTGGTTGGATATCAATGTGACTCTATCTTCAACCGACCCATCGTCATTTGTTGATGGGGCATATTGGTTCAACCCAATTAATAGTGTATTGAAGACTCTGGTATCTGGTGTATGGGTGGTATCTGGTGTAGACATCAGTACTACCCAACCATCTACACATATTAATCCTTGGTACAACCCATCCAACCGAGAGTTGCGTGTATGGAATGGTATGACTCTTGTATATGATCTTGTTGTATCAGCTACATCCACATCAGATCCAATTGCTCCGCCTCCAGGCAACCTATGGTTCAATGGAATTGACCTGCATCGATGGAATTCGATCACCAGTAGCTACACGATCATTCCGTTCATTGATAGCCCAACTGATCCTCTGCATCCAACAGGTTTCATAAAGGGAGATGTTTGGTGGGACGGTACCACAGCTCATTATTATGATGGATCACAGTTTGTTGCTACCAATAGCATAGTGTCCACAACGGATCCATCTATTGTTTCATTGGGTGATTTCTGGTTCAACCCAGTCACAAATTCATTGAAACAGTGGGATGGAGCTACGTGGGTCAGCAAATCTTTCGTTCGCTTCCCAACGAACCCTTCACTCCCAATTGCGGGGACGTTCTGGTATGATGGTACCACGGTTAAGGTGTGGAATGGTATTGCTTGGACAGCGGTGATTCTTGGTCCATCTACTCCAGCGTCTGGTTTCATCTGGTACGATCTAACCAAACTATTGAAGTGGAATGGGACTACATACGAAGATTTGCGACCAGATGTTGTTGCCACATATGATGCTGGAGATATCAAATTCACTGGGATATCCGTTCAATGCGCTCCAATGATTCTAATCACTGATGGCAACCAACCCACGCCCACGTCAACCACGTTCGGGTTGTTTAAATCAACACGTGGAATCATCCAACGTCCTGTATCTGGTCTGGAGACAGTTGATGGTACACCATCTTATTCTCAGGTTGGTGTTGGTACCGATGGTAACCAAGCACATAGGCGAGAGCTGTCGCAGAACCTTTTGTATGCTCTTGGATACCCATCAATCCAAGTGGAACTGAGTAAGTCACAACTACAATTCTGTATTGATCAGGCACTACAAGAGTTTCGCCGTCGCTCATCGATGGCATATCAACGCAATTACTTCTTTATTCAGTTGGAACCAGGGATTCAACACTATTCACTGACCAATAAATGTGTTGGTTACAATACGGTGGTTTCTGTGATGGAGATCAATCGCGTCAATGCAACATTCCTTGGAAAGGCTGAGGGCCATGGTGCGTTTGGTCAATTGATCATGCAGCAATTGTATCAGATGGGTACGTTTGACATGGTTAGCTACCATATCATGTCTGATTACATGGAAACATTGGAGATGGTTACCGCTGGTCGGATGCAGTTCAAGTGGAATGAGGATAC